GCACATCGTGGATTTGATTTCATGATTCCAGAAAGTAATTTCAAAGATGAGTGGAATGATCATCAATTATTTGAAGCGTTCAAACTCAAGGGACTCACTAATATAGGTGTGTGTCCAGGTCCGTATGTAAAAGAGGCACACTTTCATTTTGATCAAAACCTATATGACAATATGCCAGACGGACACAATGTATATGCATATTTGCAGAGCACAAAGTATTTTGATATAATAGAGAAAGAAATAAGAGAAGACTTTGAGTTCAAGAATGAAATCAAAGCACCATGCGAAGACATGATCTCGACTGTTCAAGATCCAATCGCACTACATGTACGTCGTGGTGACTACATACAGAACTGTGACAACCATCCACCCTGCCCCAAAGAATATTATGATAGTGCACTGTCAAAGTTTGATAAGACTCGTACAGTTGTTATTTTTTCTGATGATCCTGAATGGTGTAGCACTGAGTTCCCTGATGACAGGTTCCTTATCTCAGAAGGTGGAGATAATGTTGCGGACTTGTGCATGATGAGTATGTGTTCTGATTTTATTATTGCTAACTCATCATTCTCATGGTGGGGGTCATGGTTGAGTAAGAATCCTGACAAGAGAATCATTGCACCCAAGAAATGGTTTGGTGTTGGTTACACATCAGCACATGATACGTCTGATCTATATTGTGACAACTGGGAGGTATTATGACTGACGCAATCGTAGAAGGAAAAGTTGTAAAAAGATTTGAGTTGAAGAACTCTACATTTATCATTCCATTACGCATAGAAACTGCTGATCGAATGAGAAACATAGTAACAACTTTGATATACCTCACAAGGTTATTTGACACTAAGATAATTGTCAAAGAGGTCGATAAAGAATCTGTATATTTGAAACATGTATTACCTATGTTGAGGGATGCATTAGAACCTGAGATGTTACAATGTATTCATCATATTTTTGAGCAGAGTGATGATTTTACATTTCATAGAACAAAAATATTGAATGATATGTTATGGGAGGTTGACACACCTGTGACAGTAAATTATGATAGCGACATTTTATTACCAGTAGAATCATATGTAAGTGCAACAAATATGATTACTAAAAGTTGGGTGCATCCTGACGCTGTAGGTGGTAGTCCTGTAAAGATTGTTTATCCATATGGTTATGGAGATTATCAGATGCAGTGTCATGTGGGAGATCCTGAGGTCACAAATTTTATCAACAGTGGTTTCAATTTTGAAGCATTCAATGGACGTTTGAGACAGTGGGATGCCAAGTATGGATTCTGTCAGTTTGTTGATACAGATGTATATAAAAAACTAGGTGGTGAGAATGAAAAATTTATAGCATATGGATATGAAGATGATGAGAGATACCATAGGTTCAATTTACTTAGCAGTGTTGCAAGAATAAATGATTATGTTTTTCATCTTGAACATGGTAGGACAAAGAACTCATGGTTCAATAATCCACATTGTGAAGATAACAAAAAATTATGGGAGGAACTAAAAGTAAAAGGTAAAAAATCTCTGTCCAAATATTATAATGAAGTTGATTATGTCAAGAGAAGAAATGGATAAGAACAAAGCAGTATTCAAACTAGCAAACTTTCCTCCTGTCTTATGGATAAATCTTGATAGATTTCCTGAGAGAAAAAAATATATGGAGGAACAGTTTGACTATTGGGACATCAAAGATCACCATAGAATTTCTGGTATTGACGGTGCTGAATATGAATCATACCTCAAGGGAACGGTGCCACCAAGTATGAATGATGGTGAGTTAGCATGTGTGATGTCACACCTATCAGCGATCAAATATTTTGTAGAAGAGACAGACCATGATGAAATTTGTATCATGGAGGATGATGTTGATCTATCAGTAGCAAGTCATTGGAATTTTACATGGAAAGATGTAAGACGTAGAGTGCCTGTAGCATTTGATTGTCTTCAATTGACAATCATAAATCCCAATGGTATAACTTTAAAACTACACCATAGATTTATAAATGACTTTTCTGCTGCTTGCTACATTATTACTCGTCATCATGCAAATAAACTTCTCAAACTTCACAGCAGAGGATCGCAGTGGAAAATCGACCAGAACATCAGACCAAGAGCAGTCTCCGAAGACTTGATACTTGATAGTGGTAAGTCATATGCTACACCATTATTCAATTACAGATTAGACATGGGTTCTGCAATACATGAAGAGCACATAGATATCTTTCACAAGAGTAGTAACAATGCTCTAACTAATTTTTGGAGAGAACAAGGTGCTGATGTAAAAATACAAGAAGTGATGCAATTGGATGAATATTGTGGTAGAATACCACCAATGGTCTACATTAATCAAGGAAAGGAGGAAGCAAGAAATGGTGCCTGAAGTTGTGCTACCACCAGAGGACAAACAACCAGAATTCAAAGAGATGGTTGATCATGGTGCTATAGGTGTCTTTGATAATTTTTTGAAGTGGGAGTTTTGTGACTCAGTTATAGATGCTTTTGAGTATTGGCATCATAAAAAATATATTTTGAAACAGGATACCGAACATAAAGTCACAGAGTTTGAAGGGAAGGAACTAAAACTGGAAGCAGTAAGTTATGGTTCAAAACAATTTAGAGAAAACAAATCATTCAGAGATGATAAACAACTCTACCTTGAGATTGCAGATAGTTCTCTGGCGATGGAAATCAATAGAGCAGTGGGAGCATGCTTTGAAATTTACTCACAAAAATATTGTGGTATATTGAGTGACTCTTGTGACCCAGTATCATCATGGACTTGTAAAATACAGAAGACAGTATCAGGAGGAGGATATCATATATGGCATTCTGAAAATGGTAGTTTTTTATATCGTGACAGAGTATTGACATGGATGATATATTTGAATGATGTGCCTGTAGAAAATGGTGGTGCAACAGATTTCTTTCATCAACAATTATCAATTCAACCTAAAAAGGGAACTGTAGTTTTATGGCCTGCAACATACACACATGTGCATAGAGGAGCATTTCTTACAGGTGATGTATCAAAGTACATCGCAACAGGATGGTTCTCTCGTGAACCAGGTGATGTAACCAATAGAATTTTAGCAGAACAACAGGGTAACCTACTACCACAGCGATTCAATTTGAATAAATGATAATTTACACATCCATTACTAATGGATATGATAAACTAGAGGAGCCATATGATTGTGAGGGGGTAAGATATGTTTGTTTTTATGATGGAGAGAAACCTGATGCGGAAGGATGGGAGTACATTGAATTAGATCTTGACATAGATTGTCCAGTTAGAAGATCTTACCATCCTAAACATTGTCCACACAAATACTTTCCTGAGAGATCAAGGACTGTGTGGATTGATGCTTTGTATCCTGTCACAAAAAGAATTGTAGATTTTTCTTTTAGACAATTCAAGATAAGTGATTTTACATTACAAAGACATCCTGAGAAGAGATCACTTGTGCATGAGTTTTCAAAATTATATTCACATGGTTTCTCAACCTATGATGAGTGCAAGGACATGGCGATAAAAATAAAATCTATTGGATATAAGTTATCAGACTATGATCAAACAATCAACTCTGTTATCTGGAGAAAATTGAACCCAGATGTTATTGAGTGGTGTGATACATGGAGAGAGTGGTACATGGATGGGGTCAATAGAGATCAGGTATCAAGTTCTATTGCAGAATTTCTTACAGTGAAAGCAGACAGAGTAGATTGGATAGTAAATTTAGATGACAAAAGAAAAAGATTGAAGAGGTATGGAGAAGCATACAAACTCAATCCTCTACCAGCAATCAAAGATAGATTAGATCTAGTGCATAGTATATGTGAAACATTTGATGGTTGGGAGAACACACTTGTTGTAAAGAAAACATATAAGAACATTAGATATCTTCCATTCGATATGAATGATACTATTTCTAAAGAGGATATGGTGATATACACATGCATAACAAATGGATACGATGAAATACCAGAAGAAAACTATTACGATCCTTCAGTACGTTACGTTCTCTTTCATGACGGTACTGTTGATGTTCCTGATCCTTGGACTGGCATTGACATAAGAGAATACACAGATGAAAAATGTCCTAGGAGATTATCTTTTTTTCCTAAGGCAAATCCACACATATTTTTTCCTGAGGGTACACATACAATATGGATAGATGGTTGCTACGTACATACTAAAACATTTGTAGAAAGAAGTTTGAGATGTTTTCCATTCACCATGTTGAGACATGCTTCTAGATTCTCATACTTTGATGAAATGTTAGAGGGTTTTACATGTGCCTTTTTTACGTATGAAGATGCTTTATTACTTACAAGAAAACTAAAGGAGAAGAACTATAATTTCAGAACTTATGGTAGTCCTCTAGGTACAATTGTTTGGAGAACTATGAGTGAGGAGATGAACAAGTTCAATGAGTTGTGGTATGAGTGGTCATTGATAGGATGTAATAGAGATCAAATATCTTATGACGCTGCTCTTAGATTTTCTGGTCTGACTCCATCAGTATATGAGAATAGATGTGATTGTGGTATAAATTTAGGTTACTATAATAAAATAGGTAGGAGAGGTAAACACCCACAGAATGGTGATTTGGAACAGTATAAAAAGGTGAAAGAACTTTTAGTGGACATGAAAAAAATAACCAAACTGAATCCAAAATTATATACATCATATCCTGATCATGGTTTTTATATGAAGGTGTACGATATCATCGACAAATACTAATGATAATCTATACTTGTATCACTAACAATTACATACCCCTACACTGTGATTTACCAGAGGGTGCTGAGTATATTGTGTATGGTGTGGAGAATCCACCTGCACCATGGGTGGGTAGACCAATAGAGATGATGGACTGTCCCATAAGGTCATCAAGGATACCAAAAATTCTATGTCCATTCAAAGAACCAAGTGTCTATATTGATGGTGCAAAGCTACACACTATCAATGATGATTTTATCAAGGTAAGTAAACAAATAATTTCTGATCAAGGCATGTCTATCATGCAACACCCCCATAGACACACATACCTAGAAGAATGTGCTGAGTATATCAACAGAGGACTATGCACAGAGGAAGAGGTGATCGCTATTACACAGAGAGCAAAGGAGAGTGGATATAAATTTACCGAATATTATTCTCCTCTATGTACAGTGTTATGGAGGAAAGGGAATGAGCAAGATCTAAATGAGTCATGGTGGAAATGGTACATGGTCGGTGGTAAAAGAGATCAACTTGCTTTTGGAATAGCACTACATGAAACAAACACTGATATCAAGTATCTTCCCTGTAGAGAAACTATCAACAGGTGGTCAGATGCAAATCCTATTGATGGTGTGTGGTGGAAGAATAAAGGTGGTAAGTATGGAGGTGAACTCAAAGATCCCAACGACACTGTAGATAAATTAGTTGAGATAACTAAACTCAATAAAAGAATGAGGTATCGTGCAGCAATACTTACTGAGCCAGGTCTTGATTTGACTTGGTTGTTTGGAGATAGGTCAGAAGATTTTCGTAAGAACTACCCACACTTACACATGGTGCATGGTTTATATCAAAGGTGGCGATGATAATATACACGAGCATAACAAATGCATACGATGAAATATCAGATCATCATTATTATGATCCTGATGTTCAGTACGTATGTTTTACTGATGGCACTGTGAAACAGAAAGGTGCTTGGGAATTCAGAGAGATACCCATCACTCATGAGTGTCCTCGAAGACTATCTGCATACGCAAAACTAAATCCACACAAATTATTTCCTGAGGGTTCAAATACTGTATGGATAGATGGATGCTACGTGATTACAAAACAATTTATTGAGTTGTCTAAGTATTTTTTCTCTATATCAAAGAGAACTCACATGAGGCATCCAAGAAAGTACACATACCTTGAAGAAGTCATGGAGGGATACATGGCAGCGTTCAACACAAGAGAGGATGTCATAGAAATTACGAAAGCATTGAAGGAGATTGAATATGATTATAAAAAATATTGTAGTCCTGTTCTTGCATGCATATGGAGAACTATAGACGCTGAGATAAATGAGTTTCATGACTTGTGGTGGAAGTGGTCATTAGTAGGTCCGAATAGAGATCAAATATCATTTGATACTGCAAGACAACTCACTGGACTTGAATGGCATGTCCATGAGTCAGCAGACAATTACTATCGAGGTGTGTGGCCAGCAGTGGGTATAAATTTTGATGATAAAAATAGTAGACAAAAAATACATCCACAAAAGGGACAGATGGATCAGTATAAGAATGAGAGATCTCTTCTTTTAGAATTACAAAATATCACAAAGATGATATATAAACTTCACTACCGTGGTATAGATAAAAATTTTATCCTTAGAAATATAGAGCCGAAGTTACCTAGATCATGATTATTTTTACTTGTATTACAAATGGGTATGATGAAATACCTGACGATCATTATTATGATCCTGATGTTCAATATATTTGTTACACAGATGGAACCGTCACTCATAAAGGAGCATGGGAGTTTAGAGAGATACCAATAGAAAGTGATTGTCCACTCAAGTTGTCATTGTATCCAAAGATAATGATCAATGAATGTTTTCCTCTTGGATCACAGGTTGTGTGGATAGATGGATGTTATTTGATGACTAAAGAGTGGGTTGAATTTTCTAAAAAATTATTTGAATCACATCCAAGAACACACATGATACATCCCAATAGATTTTCTTACCTTGATGAGATACTGGAGGGTTACATGGCAGCGTTCAATACAAGAGAGGATGTAATCAATATCACAAAGACTGCAAGAAAAATGGGGTTTGATTTTAAGAATTATGGAAGTCCAATCTTAGCATCAAATTGGCAAACTGTAACAGACTCACCAAGACAAGAAAAATTTCAAAAAATATGGTGGGATTTTTCACAAATCTCTACACGTTGTGATCAGATAGGATTTGAAGTTGCGAAACAATTATCTGGTTTGGAATTCAATACCTGTAGTTTCTTTGAGACAGGAGCTGATTTTACTGGTGTCGGTGGTAAAGGAAGAGTTGGTAGAAAGAAAATACATCCTAGACCAGGTGATCGTGAGCAGTATATGAATAGAGATAAGATGCTGAAGGAGGTATCTCGTATGACCTTTTTGAATCCAAAAATATATGCTAAGAACTTTGATGAGAATACAGAGAAAGGTAAAGAAAGATTGAATATCTGGTTAGATTATTATAAGAAATTCTAATAACTGTTATTACTTTTTCTCATAAGGTTATGAGTAAATATACTCATGTGTTGACATATATTGTTACGATATGCTAAGATAAATAAACTTACACACTGCTCCCAACCGAGACCTACGTAGGCAGTATAATACATCGTCTCTCATATCCTGTAGTGAGGGATTACAGGAAATAAGTTTCGCAAGTACCCTTCTTG